CGCCAATATGCCAACCTGCAATTTTACACGTGCGCGTATCTTATCCGGCATCTGATCCAACTTCAGGCGAACTGCGCTGTCGTCTACGCTGACTGTTAACATTTATATCATCCTATACAGGAAGCCATTTTCGATAGCTATTCAACAGCAATGCCACATACCCAGGCATTGGCGTTAAATCATAAGCGGATGTTTCCTGACCGCCGAGTGATGCACTCTTTTGGCCTATGCGGCTGCGATAGGCATAACGCTCCGCAACCCATTGTATGCAAGCCTGCTCTAAATCCGTAGGCACATAGCTGTAATTGATGTTTAGCGACTGTCCAGCATCAGCAACATTGAACTGGTATGTACCGTTGGTAACAAGGTATTGTCCGGCACTTGACGGTTGATTGCCCGATGACAGAGCGGTTAATTGCGTACCGCTGGAATAAAACACGCCATCATCCTGCCCCCAGTTACCCAAAGGCTGCAACGCCGTGTATTTATCTATTCCTGATGATGCGGAACTTGTAACGGTATACTGCTCATTCGTGACGCTATAACCTGCACTATAGACTATCTGCACATTGTTAGCGCCACGGAAGAACGTATAACCGTTCAATGTCAGTTGCGACATATTACCAGCCGCCGTTCCATCCCAAGGAATAAAGCTGAAGCCGGTATTACCGAATGCGCCTGCGGCAGGAACGCTTACCGTTGCGCCTGGAGAAGTCGTATTACTACCGTAAACCCCATAACCACCACATAGCGTTGCCGCAATAGTAACAGAACTTACCGACAGCACAGGAAAATTCCTAAGCGTCATCAACTGGTTTCCGACACCGCTGCGGTTTTCCGTATAGGTATACTTAAACGGTGTCGGCCTCTGGATATAAGAAAGAATGGCACCACTTATCTGCGTGATGTACATCGACAGTAATGCATCATCGTAGGTGGTTTGATCACCTGTCTGATACAAATACTGCCGAAGGTTACTCAGCGATGTTAAGTTGAGTGCCATTCTATTTGCATAAGCTATTGTTATGCGTTCTTAATTCCTGAAATCACGCCGATCGCGAAAGGAACGTACCCGGCAAGTACTTCTTCCAGATATATACCGCTCTGGTACTCACGGGTAGTAAGCGGCCAGTCAATCGTGTAGTAATCGCGGCGTGTCAGTACTTCAAAGATATTTGCGGTGCTGTTGGCCTTGAAATACTCAGGCAATGAACGGCCACGGGCAAGGATAGTACCCGGCGCGATCTTGGGATGGATCATGATCGGAATCTTACGGCCACCAGGCACATACGGGTTGAAATAGAAGCTGATCACACCCGAAGCCACCAGATCATAGTTGCTTTCACCTTCCACATAACGAAGCAGCGGAGCAGATGAGCCATTCAGCACACGCGAGGTAATGTTTGCCATTTCCTGTGCGTTTACGAATATCTCATCCACTGTCACCTTGTAGTTATTCCACATGGAGATAAGCATGTTATCAATTTCCACAACATTGCCCTTGCCCGTAGTGGTTAGCGCGGCATTGTTGAGGTTGATAGTGTATGCGTTCTGCGGAGTAAGGTTGTTGTTGTTCCATGCCTGTGTCAGATAGCCATCGAACGCCTTAACCTGATTCGTGCCGCCGCCCTGAGAACCGTTATTATACGAGAAGTCAGTTGCAACAAGGGAAGAAGCGGACTGCGTAGTGGTTGCAGGTGCGGAACTTGCACTATACGCGAAATAAGGCGCAGTCGTGATACCAGCAAAATACAAGCTGCTAAGTGAGCTTCCCGTAGTTCCCAGATACCAGGCATAAGCAACTTCGCCGTTTTTCGGAGTCACTGTCCAGCCAAAGACACCGGAAGAACCGGAAGATAAGCTGGATACCGTGGAAAGCTGACCGCAACCAAAGTTGATAGTCATCACTTTGGAATCCGGCGTAGTGATAGCCTGCTGCTGCTGAATGCTTGATGGCGAAGTGCCATAAGCCAACTGGTTATTATACCAGCCTTCCTGCGTAAGACCTACGCAAGCAGCATAATACGTGCCAGAGCTTGCATAACTTGAGTAAGAAGAAACCGAGCTTGCAGAACTCAATATAAATGCCCCTGTTGGGGTATTAGCAGTACCAAGAGCAAGAGAGCTGTTACCGGCAAGCAATGCAATTTCTTCCTTATCGCGCAGGTTCATGAGCGAATAGAAGTGGTTTGCCGCAATAACGTCCTCAAACCCTATGGAGGCGGATTCAGCTTCAAAGGTTGCGGAAATATCCACACCCAATGAGGCATAAACTGCCGTCTGGAGTGAGGTCTGCAAGGTCATTGATGGAGCACGCTGGCCTTCGTTAATCCATGCCATTGCCGGAGCGCCGCCGCGACCGAGAGAAGATGCGGTATTGATGACGGACTTCCAGTAAGCCTGAGCGCCTGGGTCAGCACGCTGTACACGCGGCGTTGATTCCACGAGCGGCGTTAGCCAGGGTACAAGCGACTTAGCAGGAGCCTGCAAGTCATAAGGCGTGAAACCGCTTGCAACCGTAACGCTGGCCTTAATCAGTCCCTCGGAAAATGAGCTATCCTTGAGGAAGTTAGGACGCTTTGCCTTCATTGCCCTGATGATGATCGGCGCAATCGCCTGTTTCATCACGTCAAGGCGATAACGCTTCCATTCCTCAGTTTCCTTCCTGCGGTATACGCAGTTAGGATCGCCTTTATCAATTCCCTGATAATGCGGGGTTTCCTCATACATGCGAATGCCGTCTTTCTTGGCATTCTTATGAAGATCGGTTAGAGCCTTTGAAATCTCATGCTGGATTTCAGCAGGCATTTCATTTTTCTGCATTTCGGTAGTCATAAAATTCCTTTCGTAAAGGCCAATCGGCTCCATGCCACAAAAGCAGCAGAACCATTAGCTATTTAATTTGTTGAGTTAAATACGTTGGGCATAGGAACGGCGATCCGGCTCGCTGGGTGTGGCCTCGATCAGGTCATTGCCGGAATTGACCTCGTGGCCTTTTGGTACGGCATAAAGGACTCCTTTAGCCGGTAATGGTTGGCTCTCAATGACCTTCAGGCGTTTTGCCAGAGCATCGAGTCCATCTGTGAGTTTCTTGATTGTTTCATCTTTCTTTGAAACATCTGCTTTGAGCAGATCAAGTTCCTCAGTGTTCTTCTGCATATCCGTTGGTACAGTCTTATCGGCAGACATCAGGCATTTCATGCATTCCTGCATATCACTATGCGTGCCCTCCATGTCGCTATGGACATCCTCAGCTTTGCCATGTGCTTCTTTGGCTTTTTTAATATGCTCACCCATTTCAGAGTGGATTTCCTTCATATCATCCATTTTACCATCGGCGGCTTTACCCATGCACTTACCCATAGCGCGGTGATCGGATTTTATATCATCATGCGCTTCTTCGATATCGCCATGCGCTTCGGCAAGCTTTCCAAGGTGATCGCCCATCTCCCCGATCTTATCATGCAGTTCGGAAAGTTTAGCGGAATCAGCCTTTGAATGACGTGCGCCCGCTTTTGCCAGTTCTTTGACAAGCTTTTTCACATTCGGCTTATCATTGTATGCTTCAGCCGGAAATACTTTGTTGAGTGCCATTGCATGATCTTCAGGCAATCCTGCTGCCATTTCCATCAGGTCAACAGCGTGCGGCTCAACAATTTCGCGGCATTCCTCTTCAACGGCATCCTGAAGCCATGAGCAAAGCGTAGTGATAATATGCTTCAGTTCGTCCGGCTGCGTGGATTCGGTATCATTTTCACTGGCCTGTTCCCATTCTATCTGAGTGCAGAGCCATTCAAGCTCTTGTATCAGGCAAGCGCCACGCGCAACTTCATGCAAGCCCTTCTTGAGCTTAACGCCAGCAAACTTATTGCCTTCGCTGCCATCATCCTTGTGATCGCCTTTGCCTTCCTTGTGCCAGTTGGCAGGCAGCAATCCGGTCTGGTCTAGTGCTTTTGCACGTGCAATGATATGTGCCTTGGCTTTTGCCTTATCCTTTGCGCGTCCGAATGCGTGTATGGCATTCTTCAAGTCCTGGGTATCTGTAATCGGAAAACTACCATCACTCATGGCAGCCCCCGATTCAGCAAGCTTCTTGCGTTCGTCGTCACTGAAATCACGCTTGCCGAGGTTCATAGGCTCAATCTCAAGCGCATCTACTGCGGCGTTTACCTTATCCAGTATTTCAAGAACAGGGTCTTTATCCTGTTGTGCCTGCAATTCAGCGTTTTTCTTAAGCGCATCTTCCTTTTTGGCATATGTGCTGCCGTCATTGGCTTTCCACACCTGTTCCGGCGCTGGAATAGTCTTGGCAGGTGTTTTTGCAGGCTCAGGCTGCTTGAACTTCATCATTTCCGTTGAACCATCGGCGCGGATAAGCTCAAATACAGCCTCAGCAACGCAAGGATTATCCACAATAGACACTTCGCAAGGTTCCGGCGTAAAGCGCATTATATCGGGATTCCTGGGGTCTTCCCACCTCTTGAGATATTTTCCGCCAATGGAAAATCCAGTATAAACGCCTTCAACCACCTTTTCCCATTCAGCATCATCCACAATCTTTGCCGTGCCTGATATGCTCTTGCTGGCATCATCGAAGTTTATTTCCGTGAATTTACCCACCGCATTCTTGCCGTGCATTGCCCTGACATTGCCCAGCGACTTGCCATTGGTATTCTTTGCAAACTCATCCGACCATTTCTGAAACTGCGGCTTGCCGGATTCGTAATCCATGATCTCATTGGCTTTATCCACTACTTCTGCGGTCAGGCAGCCGGAAACCAAGCGCTTCATCACATCAACTTTGGTGATCGGAAGAAAAATATTGAGTTTATCCATGATGTAACCTATTATTGGGTTATTTATTTGTTAGATATTACTTATGTTTAAATTCGAAATTCCACGCCTCAACACATCCATAATTGCAGATGGACGCATTTATCACCCAGATTCTTTCTGTCCGCCGAGTGCGGAAGCCATAAGAAAATATCAGCAGGAATGTGAGAAAAAGGTTCACGCAATGTTGATTGCAAAACTTTGTTCTCCAATGGGACGCTGTAAACGAGAGATTATAGTTTCAGATGTTGAACCGATCGGATTAACCGAAATGTATCCATAATAATGGGGCGGATTATTCATCTTCAATTTCGGATATTAAATTACATCTACAGCGGGGATGAAGGGGGGGCGCATCTGCGGTATCACCATCTTCTGTTTCAAATTCCGCATCCAGATCGATGAATCCTAAATCACCTAATTCCAAACATGCGTCACATGCTTGAGCGTCGGGATTCCACGCCTTCTTAATTTTAGCGCCCTGATCCTTTAATTCCTGCATACCAGCAAGCACGCCATGATTAGCCGCTGATGCAATTTCCGTTCTGGCTATCAGTTCAGCACGATCCTCACTGAATGAATACATCTCACTCAGTTTATCGCTTAACTGCCCGAAGCTCAGGCCGTCTTCCAATCCTGCGGCTATTGTATCGCGTATGTCATTACGTGTCGCATCATCCAACTCAGTAATCAATGCAGCAGCACGATCTTTGGCATAAACAACTGCGCGTGTATTCACCTGCCCGAAAAACTCGCTGCTTTCCGGTACTCCAACTTCCACAAGAAACTGCGATCCGCTATCGCCTGCGGTAGTACCAAGTATATCTGTAATTTCTTCGCCTCCGAATGTTTCAAGTGCTGTCAAATCCGCATTCTGTGCTATCTTGTTCGGCGTATCATCATCCGCTTTCATTACCTGTTTCAGTTTTGCCTTTATCTCGGCAAGTATATCCGGCTTTGCATCCTTCAATA